CTAATGGACTCCACCAATAGTAATGATGAGTTGAAAGATAATCAATAATCCCGAAGTTGGATCTCTTTTCTTTACTTGGTGGTGCGATAGCATCCAGTAGTGGTGCGGATAGTGCTACCCTGCCTGGGATTGGTAGTACACCACCCAAGATAGAGGTGATAATAATCATCACCCTGTTGTCTTTAATATATTTCTTTGCGAGTGAGTAAACATCATCTAGTACATGATACTCTCGAATAAATCCACCGAGGATCATGATACCAAAAATGTAACCCATGTAGAGTTCTTTTTGGGCGATCGATTCTAAGATCTTAGACATAATTAAAGTTGATTACCATTCTAAAGGATGCATTTGTAGTTGATGTACCTGTATGTTTCATACCATTTGGAAAGGTTACGAACCTGTTAGCAACAGATTCTACCTTAGTACCATCTTCAAATGCTGTGTATCCATCACATGTATTCATATAAAGGATACTTGTCTTTATGTATGGACGATCTTCTGCATCCAATACATCAACATGCATACCATGTTCAACGAGACGATCAGTCCCCATGACAAGATTTGCTTTGCACTTGATCATAGCACAAGGTTGTACTTTTTGCAAGACAGGGTAAAGAACTTCAATAGTCTTGTCAACAGGTGCATGCCTGTCATAAAAGAAATGTACCATCTGCATATTACGATTCACATTCTCAGGTGTATCATCAACAATCTTAGATGATTCCCAGAGTATGTTGTAACTCATCATCATCTTATACAGATGTGTAAACTCTTCTACTGGTAGGAACTGATCTTCTACATTAATCATTAATAAAGCGACTCCTCCTGATTGCTCAGAATAACTACATCGGACTCTGGATATGCCACACAAGTGAGAACAAATCCTTCTGCGAGTTGGTCATCATCAAGGAAAGATTGCTCTTCTTGATTGACTGTACCTTCCTCGACTTTACCTGCACAAGTTGAACAAGCACCTGCTCTACACGAGTATGGTAGATCAACTCCTGCTTCTTCTGCTGCGTCTAGAATATACTGATCGCCTTCGCATTCAAAGGTATCTTTAGTGCCATCGGGGTGTTTAAAAGTAACGTTCATAGGATATCAAATGGAACATCCTATATATTACTTCTCAATCACAGCAACGTGTACACCATTCCAGAAATCGTTAGCATCCTCTGACTTTTCGGTCAGAATAGTTCTCTCCCACAGCACATTCTTATCTTTTAGAAACTCCTTTGCTCTTTCCATTACTTTGTCAAAGTTTGCATCATCAATAACCAGAATGTAATCCTTATCAGCATGCTTATGAAGATGTTCCAAGTTTGGAATCATATCCTCGTTGACATCAGCATCATAGAATATCACACGAGGGGGATACTGAGGATTAAATTCAACTGCTTGAATAGGTTTAACAGAGAAACCAATAGAACAATCAGTATTCATCCATTTCTCTGCGTTCTTAATGAACTCATCAACTGGATTTGTGACGTTCTCGTAATCTTTATGCAAGTCTTTACGTTTAGGTTTGATAATTTCATCTTGGAAATCATCAATAGCATATGCCTTGACTGCACTATTCTGATATAGAGCAGCGAATACTGTACTACCCATGTATGCACCTGCATCAACATATACTGTCCCACGCTCATTGCATAGGTTGTTGAGTAAGTGTCTGATTTTATTAGATGACAATCCAAGCACATCATAACCCTCAGGGTTAAAATTAGAGTTGTTATCTACAGCACCATCAATGGCACGAATGGCACGATCTACCAGAGGATTCATTTTTCGTTGTTGCTTCTTCAATCGAGAGTCTAGCACAGATTCGCAATAGTTGCAATCCCAACAGTCAAATTGACATGTTTTAATCTTCTCTCGCCAGATATTTATGGGTGCATCAGGCATCTTGATGTCATCCATGTACTCTTCAAAGTGAGGAAACATCAACGTAGTTGGTTCTTGCCATCTTTCAATAAGATCCATGGACTCTTTTAGTCTCATGCCATCTTCTCTACCATGTAACTTGAATACATCAATACCAAGATCTAAGAACTCTTGCCAGTCCTCCTTCCAAGGGGGTAAGTTTGCTGCTTTAAGTTCATGTGCAGGGTCATAAGCATCCCATCGCTGACATGATACACGACTGATAGTGCTATTGAAGTATTGAGGTTCACTTCCCTGTCTTGTACTATTATATTGATAATGCTCTGGCATGATAGGACATCCACCCCAACAATGCTCATTCACAAGCAATGATAGTTTGACTGGATTACCTTTCTCTTCACAATATTTCTTGGCATCAACAATTCTTTTCAGCAGATTTCTATCTCTCATCACATCCCTATCAAGGTTAATGTAATGGAAACCTGCACTTGCAAGGGTGACTATCTCGTTAGGTTTTGTCACCTCTCGTAAGATAGTATTCTTAATTTCTAGTTCTGGAAAATGTTTTTGGATCTGTCCAGTCATGATCCATGATGTATGAGGTATAGTTGCACACCTCACACCATTATCATATAGAAACTTAAAGTTCTTGATGAACTCATCTAGGTTCTTTTGATCGGGTCTTACCCAAATGTTATTGAATGTAGCAGACAGGGGAATACCTGTCTTATCTGAAATGTATAAAGCATTCTTTGCAGCACCTTGTGCATCGCTATTGGTGCGAAAAACATCCCCCATCGCATCCTGCATGAATGGGGGCATTCTTGTAGTAAAGTATAGGTCGTATATTACCGTTCCATTTCTCAGCAGGAATGGAATGAACTCCTCGTCAATAAACTCAGGACTTACCTTCGGATTGATTGGCAGACTGAATACGCCTATCTTCGAGGTTGTTGTGTGCATAATCTGAGAGAACTCCTGCTGTATCAAATAGTTGCGGTGGTTTGCCTTCCATCATTTTATCGACCCTTGCTTCTGCTGCTTCTTTAATGCCACCAACAGATCTATTGACAGCAGTAGAGTATGTCATCGCAAGATCACATACAGCACCTTGATCTTCTGGTGCCATTTGCAACATAGATTCCAAGTTACCTGCTTGGATTCTACCAGTAGTTAGCAAGTCAATAGCAGACTGTTTACCCATACGAGCAATCCAATACTTATGCTCTTCAACTTCTTCTAGTTGTTTGTCCTCTAGAATTTTGACAATTTCACTTGCATCGTCAGTTCCTGCTTTCTCTTTAATAATATTAAAGAAACCATTGAGTTCCTCTTTACATTGCCTGAGTTTGTTTAACCAAATCTGCCTATCAAGATACAGCAATTCTAGTTCGTATTGCTTATCCTGCTTGTAAAAAGGATTCTCTTCCTTTTCCATTTCATGCTTAACTCTAGCAATATCATTTAGACACCGCTTGAATTGAATTGTACTTTTTGATAGAGAATTCGTTCTACCTTGAATCTCCATCATTGCCTGTCGGATCTGCCTGTAGGGTGTGACCTGACTATTAACAACGTAATACTTGTTTTGAAATTCTGTTTGTCCGAAGTGTTGTTGCTCTGACCATGCCATCAGAGATTCATCGAACTTATCAATTTCTTCCCACTTATCAATACCTTCGAGTTCCTTAATTACATCAGAAACTCTGTAATCGGTATCAGAACTGGATTCCTTTTGAGTAGTCGAAAGGTTGTTTTCTTTCGATGTTTCCTGTTTCTTCATTGGTTGTGCATCTTCCATATTCAAGACATTGTGCATTTGACATTGCACTATTGAAGTAATCTTCAAGTACAACGTTCAGTTCACGAACACTAGAACACCCATTAATAATCTGGATCATCTTTTGTTCTGCGACTGCTAAGTCATAGAGTCCTGTTTTAAACTCTGATTGCTTGTCAACTATTTTAGTCGCAAACTGTAGAGTTGTCAAGTCTCTGACCTCTGCTAACTTATGTATAAGTTTTGTCTCGAACTCATTATCAGCAAGGTATGCGGTTGCTTCACAAATCTGATCTGACCATGTTGCTTCCTCAAGTGTAGAGAATTTAGTCTTAAGAACATTATGTCTATGCTCAAACTCTTCTTGCACTGCCAGTACCATGACATCCTTCATGAAAGGAATGACATAGTTTGAGTACATTGTATCATCTATAGTCTCTTTTTCTTTATTTGTAGTTCCCTCTTCGTTTTGTCCGTAAGTAGATCTTTGATGTCTAATCTCTCCCCAGTACTTGTCTCCAAAGATACCATCTTTACTGGTATATCTGAGATATGTAATGTGCTGAGGGATATACTTAAAGTATTCATCTGCAAGATGATATGATTCCAGTCCTAGGTAAGTACCAATACGGACTCCCCACTCTCCCACCTTAGGATATTTCTCGACATCTAAAACGATGACGTCATTTGAAGTTGTGCTTGTCATTAGTAGTTAGGAATGTTTGTACCGTAATCGTAGTTGCCCTGTCCTGATACAGAACTAGAGGACGAACAGTGTGCTGATGACATGCCACCATGTCCTGATGGTGGTGAACTACCACCTAAGTTGTTGTAACTATCACTATTATAGTTCACTTTGAATGTGTTATTGTTCTGAGAACCATTATAGTTACCTAAACAATATCCTTTTCTCATACCCATTTCAAAGTTTTCTTCACCCATGTTACCGAAGTTAAGACCTCTAACTTGAATACCAGTAATGTCGTTACACTTCTGGTTACCATTCTGGTTGTTATTACCTGTACCAACGTACATATGTCCTAACATACTAGGAAGAATCTTTTTCCAACCATCACCACCTGGTCCATGTTCCCATGACACCCAAGATTCAGTCTTGAAGAACTGACCTCTTCTAGTTCCAGATCTCTTGACCCAACCATAAAGTCTTCCATGTCCACCCCATGTAGGGTCATCGCCACCATCATCATAGTTTGGTGGGAAACCTGAGGTTCTCATAGTTTCAGTCTTAAGATTCATAGCGTCAACTCTTGAGTTACCACCACCATATAGGTAAGACATACCTCCTGCGTGTTCATGATCTTGGTGAGATCCCATTGAACCTCTGTTCACCGTCATGTTCCACTGCGACTGGTGTGTTAAACCAGATTCAGTTGACATTGACATCGCATTGGTATAGTTTGAAGAACCTCTATAAGTGTTCTCCATAGAGTGAAAGAAGTGCTTAGTATCAGTCCATGATCCTGCCATGTAAGCACCTGATCTATCTAAGATATCTCCTAAGTTCGATGATGTATCTGTAGAGTGTACCGTTCTGTTTACGTTTCTCCAAGGCGAACCAGACTGGTAACCTCCTCCAACATATCCGTGTGTCCAAATTCTTGCTGTTGACCATCCATTATCGTTTTCTCCATCGAATGACCAATATGCGTTAGTTCCGTCTGATCTTAATAATGCTCCGTTCGTGTAATTTAAACTATATCTATCGTTAGACTGGTCTGGTAATGAACTTCCTGCTCCTGCAATCGGACCCCATTGTACCTGTCCTGCGTCTTGATCGTATGAGTAACCTTCAAAGGTTCTATCTGTACTGTTATATCTGAATAATCCTTCTACTGCTGCCCCTGGTCTTTGTGCGGTAGTACCTACAGGTACTTTCATACCGTCTGTACCTGCAATATCTAACGTATAACTAGGTGATGCATCATTAACACCGAGTCTATTATTAGTAGAGTCAACATACAGAGTGCCAGAGTCAAAGTTAAAGTTTCCACCCGCCTCCAGTTGGAATTCAGCAGTTCCACCACCACCTGTTAGTGATACAATTTTATCAACGTTTAACTGAGACATGTGTAGTTTTTACTCCTTCGTATTATTTATGCAGGTCGAACAAGCACACAACCTCTTTTAAGGTATGTATCCTCGTTTCCACTGTCTTGGTCTGAGTGAATAACAACATGCATATCATCTGTGTATGATGTGCCGAGATCAACGGTGAACCATGCATCACCATTAAACACGTTTGGTCCAGTACCACCAGAATTATCTCCTGGCTGAACTGTAAAGTTTCTCACAAATTCTGAGGTGTAACTAGATCCAGATCTAGAGAAGCATGTGTATCTATTACCCATGAAACCACCTGGGTTGTTACCACCTGCAACGTGAGTTGGTTGCATTCCTGCTACTGATGGGCATGAGTTACCATCATTATTAGAAATAGCAGTATAGTAAGTAAAGATGTGTTGTCCATCCCCTGCACCTGAGTTGTCACGCATGATCGTTAGACCATCACCAACACCAGATGAAATATTTAGGAAGTTACGACCATTGACACCATCATTAGAATAATAGTTATAGAGATTAAATCTCATCTTTACATAACGATATGATACACCTCTATTACTAAAGGTTGCATATCGATAATCAGATCCACCTACGTTTCTGTAGTAACCGTATGTGCTATTGTTTGTAAAGTTACCTGCAGGAGTTGTATCTCCTGTGTCATTCAAGTTATTACCTGATAATGATGATGCGTTACTGAAGAATGCAGCACCACCGCCACCCCAGTTACCAATCAAAAGATAATATGGATGACTGTTTACAGGCACAAAGTATCTACGAACTGTACCATCTAGGTTTAGATAGTAGTTACCGTCAGCAGCAACACCTGCATCCATAAGTTCTTGAACACTAGATGCTGCTGTAGCAGCAGTTCCACCATTATTACCACCAGATGATGCCCTTACAATTTGTAACCATGAACTACCATTATAAACTTCTACTTGCAATTCTTCTGTATTAAACCTAATCATTCCTGTTGATGGGGATGATGGTCTTTGTGCTGTAGTTCCTGCAGGTAAACTAAATTGATTAAGTGCAGTCATATTACATGTACCCGCAACAAGCAACGACTCTCCATCATCGAAGTTGATCTCGAAGTTATTCATCGAGGATGCGTGTAGTTCGTTAACGTTTAGAGTACTCATGTTTTATGCGTAGAAGAATAACCAGTACATATGATTTTGGGATCCAGGGTTATTTATCCCCCAACTACCAGACCAGTTAGGTTCTGGGAAGTTTTGGTTTGAATAGTTATTACCTGTCTGTCCTACCCATGCATGGTGTTCAACGTTACAACCGTTAGATGCACAACCTAAAGCATTAATCATACTGAAAGTATAGTTTTCGCAGTTTGCGGGTGAAACATGCCAAGTATTGTTTGGATTAAGTTCACCTGCACTACTACCTCTATATCTATTGTCTGATGCCTGTGCAGATCCTTTCAAGAACTGCATTCCTGAGAGTTGTGTACCACCAATGTTACTATGGTTGTTTAGAGAGATGTAACTATTGAACATATTATACATGTTTCCACCTCTGGAAGTGAAAACACCATTGATGTATGCAACTTCAGTAGATGTATCGTAAGGTGTACCTGCTGTAGCAAACCCTTGCATAATCAATACATCATTTGCTGACCATCCTCTATAATGATTTGACTTGAAGTCAGTTCCCATTGCATTTCTTGCAGTACCAGTAGTTGATGTAGTTGTCCAGTTACCATACCAAGAGTCTGAACCACCTGTGTAACTACCATGTGAGGTATTGTCTGTAATAGATGCAACCATGACCCAATACTTACCATTACCATCCTTATATGCGTATACTTCTTCTGTATTAGTTCCGTCAAACTTGATATACCAATATCCAGATCCAGGGTCATTACTTGATAAGTTTGCCATTGATGTGAATGGTGCATTAGATGTACCATTCTCTCCTTGATATTGTACCCAAGTGCTACCACTCCATACTTCTACCGCCTGATCACTTGTATTCCACCGTATATACCCTGGGTTTGGACTACTTGGTCTTTGCCCAGTTGTACCTGTAGGTAGACGCAAAGCACCAGTTCCATCGTGATAAACATTACCGTTTATCTGCAATGTATGCCCTGCAGGAATTGATGTTTGATTTAGTGTTGCGGGTATGCCACCGATGCTACCAACAGTTAGTCTGCTCATTCTATTAAGCGTTTACTTCTATTTATTGACCTGGGGTTGGATACTCCTCCACCCATGCAGTAACAATGTACTTATCTTTATTTAGGGGCGGATTACCTCGGTGTGTCCATGCCCAGTCACAAGGGAAGATAACAAACTTACCTGCCTTTGGTTTTACTCTGAAATGTTGATATAAAAATTCTGTTTCACCACCTTCAAATCCATCATTTAGATAGATCATGGTTGCTAACTTACGATATGGTGCAGAGGGTGTTGATTCATAGTGCCATGCATGATAACCCTGCCCAGGTTCTGTCTTTTGGAGTTTCGCCATGGTATGTTGAAACCTACGTCCAACCAGAATATCATACTTCAATACATACTCTCTTAATGCTTGTTCAGTAAGATAATTCCAACGTTGGAAGATTGATCTTGACAAATTATCATGAAAGTATTCTACTGGTAACTCATGCATAAAGATTTGAGAATCAGCAGCACCTTTCTCTGCGTGTCTCTTGATTGTCAAACCATTATCTGATATGAACTTATAGTAATCCAGTATTGGTTGACAATCTAGATTAGTTTCAAACTCACTAATGAAATTATCGTTGTGTGTTACATTAGTGATTACTGGTTCGCCTCCATACTGAGAAGCGAAAGGACTCATTACCATTTATTAATCGGGCAGTGGAATACAGGAAAGCGTGCTTTAACTGCAAGCACACAATTACATTTAGTACAGATCCCAATAGGGGATTTATACTGACAGTCATTGCATATTCTAATCCGATTTTGATATAATGTCAAGTCAGGTACATCACCATCCTCGACAATCAGTTTAGCTTGACCAGACACCGTTATTGAATACTTCTAATTTATTGGATCCCGTATTGAATCTTAACTGCCCGTTTACATATCCTCTGTTGGGTGCTCTATCAATCACTATATCATCAAACTGTTGAGTTGTGCCATATGGTAATGGTAATGCACTTTGTGATCCTGTAATTCTTAATTCTGCTCCACCTTTAAATGCAAAATCACTGTCTTGATCTAAAGTAACAGTGAATCCAGGTGTTAGTCCTTGTAATTGTGCAACTCTTACCTTCATCGTACACTCCAAGCACCACCAGACTCCACAGTGACTGTGAAACCAGAGTTAATTGTGATAGGTCCTGCACTCATTCCGTTAGCAAATTCTGCTCCTGCACTTGGTCCGACTGAAATATTTTCTGCAATAGTGTTTGCGTTAGTTCTAATGACACTATCCGTTCCTAAACTTGGTCCACCACCTGCAACTGGTGCCCATCCTGCACTACCTGTACCATCATCTGCTTTATAGATTTCTGCGGAGTCAAGATCACTATTGAATCTTAGTGTACCAACTGAAATACCAGTAGGTCTTTGTGCCTGAGTACCTGAGGGTAACCTAAACACTGAGTTAGTGTTCAAGAAACTTAAGGTTGTTATGATTGCTTGTGTACTAGTGGCAATCTGATTACCACTTACTCTTGAAATTGCCATGAGATTAGATAGGTAGTTCTAAGATGTGAACAGTGTCTGATGCGAGTGGAGCATCACCAGATGAGAATACAACGTTAGCACCGTTTGCATCAACTGTATAATTGGTTCCTGCAATCTGTGCTACACCATTAAGGAATACTAAGAGTGAATCATCAGAGTGTTTGATACCTCCACTATATGTAGTTACAGCAAACGTTAGAGTAGTACCGTCTCCTGTATATGTTTTAGTGATATACTTGTCAGCACCAACACCACCTCGTCCAGTAACAACTAAGTCACCATCAACTTTTGCGTTACCGAGGATGCCCACTCGGAATCCAGATACCGCAGCAGTACCAATACCAATATGTTCAGTGTTATTAAAAGTATCAATATTGATCTCACCAGTATTTGTGAGACCAAACTCTGACCACACTCCATTGTAATAAATCCAACCAAGAGATTTCCCAGGTGTCCAGTTAATATTATAAACAAGGTCACCATCAGAAGGTGTATCGTAGTTGGTGATATTACTAAAATCTGGTTGTCCATTCGCTAATGAAGGTGCTAGTAAGGTTTGCTTAATAACTGTGCCATCTGCGTTGTAGTAAGAAATCTTTCTTGCTTGAATATTATTAGTAAAGGTTGATAGTCCTTGGAATGTAACAGGACCTGCGAAGATAGATTCTAACTGGTTAGATGCACCACCAAGTACGGTGAGTTTGTCGGTAAGAACCAACTCAGAGAATGTCTGAATTGTAGTGTTCTCTTCACCAACAACGTTCAACTGAGCGATGTCTTCGTTTGTAATCTGACCTGTAACAGGGTTGATAACTTGGTTACCAATGAATAGGTCACCGTTAGAGTTAAGACCTGAGTAGAATGAAACTCCTCCTTCTTCTTTAATAGACTGAGAGAATCGGATCTGCTCTTGAGTTAGAGTCTCTACCTGTGTTTGAGGGAACGCTGTACTATAGTTTCCAGGTCCGAAACCAAGGTACTCAAAGGTGTGATTACCTGATCTGAGGATGGAGTGACGTCTGAATTCGACATTGATCGGAGCAACAGTTCCATCGTTGTTTTCTCTGATCTTGATTTTTCTGACCTCCTCATCGCCAGCTCGTGCAGTAAGTTGCACATTTGAGAGTTTTGCGTTATTGGAATCATAGTTAGGTGTAGTACCAGGTTGAGTCCAACCTGTATCAGTTAAGAGGAACTGAATTCCTTCCTTAGTAATTGATCTCTTAGGATCCTTTGCAGGAGTTGGGTTTGCACCATCAGTAGCATTAACAAGACCAATGGTAACATTATCAGCAACTGAGACTGCAGCGAGAGGGTCTGCAAGGGGGTTGTCTCTGTCAAACGTAGGATAGACCTCATTAACGTTTTGAGAGAACTTCCTGTCGTCAAAGTTGGAAGTTGTAGGTGAAATAGAACCGCATAACAATGTCATGTAATAGATACCGTCATTCACACCTCTTTCAAATGGTTGTACGATTTCAATATCGTAGATGTAGAAACATCTTTGAAGATTATAAGTCGTAGTATCACTATTCAATGGTTGCATAACGTAACCAGAGAGGGGATCTCTAGGTAGAGGATTAGACTTATCCTTATCAATGACGTATCTTACACGATAGGTTCTATCCTGCAAGTCACGAGGGTCAGGGATTCTCTTAAGGAATGTGCTTGGAGTAAAGTTTACGTTATTATATTGTGTGTTTGTAGATATTGTTTGATAGATGTCAGAGTTTGAACTTACAGATAGATACCAACCACCAACTTGTCCTGCTACTCCACCAATGGTGTAAGTTGCACTATCATATTGAATTGGAGATCCTGGGACACCTGCTGCCAGACCAGATACACTAGGTCCATAAGGTGAAATGCTTGCTGATTGAACAGTAGCAGTTGAAGCACCAGTTGCAACTAAGAGACAGTTGATCTTGTCGGCAACTGCACTAGCACCTGTGCCATCTTGACGTGCACCAACGGTGAAACCCTGCACTCTAGTTGTAGGAGGTGACGCTTCAGTCGTGTATCCATACAGATAGAGTCTAGTTCCAGGGGTACCACCTTGACCTGCAAGCGATGCATTAACGACCTTAGTCCTTTGAATATCGATGTTAACCCAGTTAACAGAAGTTTCTTCGCCAAAGATTATATTTCCTGAGGAGATGTTTCCAGTAAGAGTGCCACTAAGTGTAATAGCACCAGTGTTAGTATTAACCGTTCCAACAGTTGTACCTGCAGGAATATTAGGTCCTGATACAGACATGCCTTGGATAATACCAAGAGCATCACCAACTTTTGCTGTAGTTAAGGTAATGGTATTAGTACCAGTAGAACCATTAGCAAGAGTAGAGATAACGTTGAGTGCCTTAGGTGGAATGATGTGAGTCAGTGCACCTGCTTTATCTTTCGAGAATGCTTTTGCTTTGAAACCTGCTGATCTAAGAGCAGTGTTACCAAAGTTGGAGTTAGAGTTGGTGATTGACATGTCACCACCGCTGAGTGCAGTGAAGTGACCTTGATATCCCACAGCGAACACTGACACCGCTTGGATGAATGAATCATTACTACACTTAATGTGTTCGTGACCCCATCCTTTTCTATATTCTGCGAAACCATCTAAGTGTGCACCGTCTCCTGCAGTTGCAACATCATAGTTTCCAGTTGATTGATTATATCTTACGAACGCTCTATCATCTTTTTGAAGACTCAAACCAGTGAACTGTGCCACAACCATTGATTTGAAACCAGTTGCTTTAGCACCGTTTGCATGCATACCATTCATGCCCCACACACTTCTCAGTGACAGGTTGAATGCATAAGGTGATGCTGAGTCAACAGTATCGATTTCAGTCTTAACAGCAATGTTTGAACCTACAGCGTTTCCTGTTGGTTCTCCTTGCATTTGGTAAGTAAAGACGTTACCACTTGCGGATGTGACCGTGAAACTTCCGTTATAAAGTCCTGCATCAACTTCGGATTGCGGTCCAGTTGATCCTGTAACACCACTAACGTTGATGTTAACACCAACAGAAAATCCGTGGTCCCTGGGATTATCAAACTCGTCAACAGTGACAGCCGTTGCTGTCTGTCCATTTCTTGTGATCTGTAAGACTCTGTATTCATCTGAAATTGGTCCAACGATTCTATTTTCCTCGACCCTTGGTTGAATCTGGTCAGCAGCAGGATCGCCAGAGGTATCGGGAATCGTTGCGAATGCTTTCGATACCTTCTGATAATAAATCTCTAGGTCAGTTCTTTCAAGAATGTTAGGAACAGCAGAGTAATCTGTGTTTGGAACTGTACCGTCAGTAATAAGTTTGGAGAGAGGGTTAAGACCATCAGCAAACTCAAAACAAGTTAATCTATGGTGTGAGAACTTAGGTGCAAGTGTCTCTACACTATCAGGTTTGTAATATACACCCTCCTCAGCACCATCAAAGAAGGAGAACTGCCAGAAATATGTACCACCAGTTACTTTGAAGATTGCAGTTCTAGGAGGAACTTGGTCTTCTGTGTTGATACCCTTCGCAGCATAAGTCGTAGGATAAGGAACATACTTGGGGATGATCTTAGTTCTTCTAAGGTCAGTACCAACCAAAGAACAACCTCTAGGTACGATGATACCACCTTCAACAGAATTATACTTGTATAATACGTTGTTAGGTGAGGTTAAGTCTAGGTTAGAGTTTGCGTCAATCGGAGCAACGTTTGTATATAAAACTTCACCTGGTCTGTTGTCAACAATATATTCGGCAGGATAGAGCATGATACTGAAAGCATCAAACTCGTCATTACTTAAACCAACTCTATATGAAAATCTTGCCACTTCAAGAAATGCCCTTTGAATCGATTTAAAGGGACGCAATGCAGAGTTACCTCTGTTATCAATAGCATCCGATGCATCGAAGTCATCAGGGTTGACATATATGATACGTCCAGTTCTGGACGTAATAATATTCTTCAGTCTAGTTAGGGACATTTCCTATCTGCTTTTTTAGTATTTATTGGGGTTTAACTTCCACCGCCAGAACCAGAAGTTCCTGCAGTTTGAGCATAGGTACGAGTAGTGAATCCAGTAGAACTGTCTTCAAAACCAACTAATGTAAATGAACAATCTGCGTCATTGTTCTCAACGACCAGTCTTTGCCCTGGTCCAATAACAAGAGACTTGATCTCTTCTGTAGTATTTGCAGTGATAGCATTGTCCTTGCGGATGTAATGCTTCGTTTCAACTGTTGCACCAGAAGAAGTAACAGAAGAAACTGTTACAGTAGAACGAGTGCCAGTTGTTAATTTAGGATTATCTAGGAATGTATCCGAACCAGAGATGTTCGCAGAACCTTCACCAAGAACAACATATAGAGCAGTTCCTGTGTAGTCACGAACAAATCCAAAAGGACCTGCAGTTTGACTAGTAATAGTGTAACTTACACCGTTATAATCAAATGTATCTGAGTTGTCTACCCAGGTCCCAGAAACATTGTATACGAAAACAGAGTCATAACTATATGAATTTGATGTATTGATAATTCTGTCTGTTCCCCCGTAATTTGAGTTTGCAGCAGTTCCAGTTGTTCCTTCATAATAGTAAAGTGATGCAGGGAGTGATGAGTTAGCAGTAAGATCATACTGAATGTATGCACCACTGGAACCTGCAGTTCCGTTTGTAGTCTTACCAGTCGTATACTCCGTACCGTCATCAGAGTTACCTGCAGTTCCGTCAGGACCCCACTCACCATTCACAGTTTCAGAGAGTTTGAATACCAAACTACTCATACTTGAGTCTGATACATCAAAACGATATGTTCTGTCTCCCAATACTTCAAATGAGGTTCCAAGATAAAGATTCTCAGTACCACCAGAGGTAGTAAATGTAAATTCATTGGCAGCAGTACCAACACCACCAGATGAGATAGTGGCAGTTGCACCACCAGATGCTGTGATAGAGTCACCATCAGTAAACTCAGATCCAGAACCATTTAAGGTAGAAGGACCAATGTAAAGAGTTGAACCACCAGAACCAGATGCAACAGCAAAAATAGTTGCAACAGATGTGTTACCACCTGATCCCTTTGAAATAGTATTGCCGACTGCGAAAGTACCAGTTACAGATTCAACTGCAACAGATCTGATTGCCTTACTCTTTACTGCAATAGAAGTGAATGGTGGAATATAAAATGATTCAAACACTGCTGTCTTTTCTCCATCAGCAGATGTTAGTAATTGATTAACGTTAAGACCTTGATCAGCACCAACTGCTGTACCTAAGTTAAACCTGTAACCAGTGAACACGTCACCAGTGTGTAATTTGTAAGTTGAAGCGTCTAAGACGACATGTTGATCGTAGTCTTTTACAGCAACGTCAAAAGAGGTGTTTGATCCACCTTGTGCAGTCACAGACAAAACCGTACTTGCAGATGCATCGATAGGTGCCTTGTAGAGCACCGTATTGGTAGTCGCACCTGGTTTTGCTGATGCAAGTAGTCCTTGTTTAGCCATTGTTTATTAGAATCCTGAGTAGAAGAATTGTTGTTGTCTTGTTTGACCAGTGAGGTTGTTTGCTCCAATACCTGCACCGAATGTAACGTCATCAACAGTTACGTTTTCAGTAGATAGGAGTGTGGCATCAGCGTCAGGGAACTTAATGGTTCTAGGACCTGTAATACCTTCAGCAGACAGTGTAATTTGTCCCTGAGTGTTTCCAGTTGATTTAACTACTGGACTGTTTAAACTCTTATTAAAGAGTTCTGCTGCAGACTTCTCAGTGATCAGCATGTTATATGTGTCTGCACCTCTATTTAGATTATCTGTAGCAGGGAATCTAAAGACTTCGCTTGTTGATGTGTTTACGTTAGCAAGATTGAATGAAACCTTTTTAGTCGCATCAGTATTGTCTGAAAAGATTGCATTCTCATAACTCTTGTTAGAGAGTGTTTGAGTTGTCGTTGTACCAACAAACGTTAATGATAAATCAGGAACTGTAAGAGTCCTGTTAGCAGTCAAGGCAGAGGTGTTAAAAATCGCATAGTTGGTCGCAGTTTCTGCGTTTGCTGCCAACCTAAGATCAACAATAGTCTTATTAAGCGTAATTTGTTCTGCTTTTGTATCAAGTAAAGTAGATGAAGTTGCAGTAGGTTCTGCAGTAGTTGTTACTGTACCTGCGTCAGGTAGGAAGTAAGAACGTCTTGCACCTGATGTAGTTGGCCAATTAATTTGGAAGATTGCTTCCTCTGTGCCATCTACGATAACAAAGTTATCCTCATCAATAAGAATAGTTTTATTTGTCAGTGTCTGCTGAGTATCAGCACCAACAACAGTAGTTCCATTACCAGAGGTAATAGCGGGAAGGGTGAAGATACGAGTATTAGTACCAGTACCAATATTAGAAACTTCAAATCTCGCTTTAGGACCTTGAGCATCTTCTAAGATAAATGTCTGGTCAGAGATTAAGAAGTTACCCGTAACCTTTACAGCACCCGTACCTTTCGGTGCGAGAACAATATCGGTGTTGTTTGCAACGTCATCAACTGCAGTAATGTACAGAGATGTGCTGCTGTTACCATTATCAATACGAGTACAGTAGAAACCACCATCACCAAAGGCAATACCGATTTGATCGTATGCATTTTGATACAATCCACTGTCTCGGTCCAAATCAAACGACAGACCTGGGGCAGTTTTAGTACCCTGTGCCAGTCCTTTGAACAACTGATTAATTTTTGCCTTTCTGTTTGGAATCAAAGGGTCCGACACCACCACAGGAAGAATCGCTTCTCCTGACAGGTTTGCGTCAGATATTGTCTCCAGTTGTGAAATCTTTCTGGTTCCCACGAATAATCACACTATTTCTTACAGTTTTATTTATACAGGTTATTCAACTTCGGGTTCGATCTGGACTTCAACTGCGTTCTCTTCGTTATACTCTCTTTGTTCTTCTTCGATTGTTTTATATGCCCATTCGTCAGTATGTCCGACTGACCACCACTTAGGTAGTGTCTCAACAGCATAGTTTTGTGTACACACTTTAAAGTCAGGTGTCTTTAGATGATCATTATCAACTAGACTATTATCAAAGAACTGACACCTATTATTAGGTTGTGCTGCAAATTGTCCGTTATCTAGTGCAATAACATTGAATGTCTTATGCTCAGGGTCATGCTCTGAGAAGTTTGTATCTAATACGGAGAAGTCAGGATGTGCAGTATCAATAGTGAATTCATATTCACCTGGGTGCATCTTTCTATCTTTACCAAAGAACTGACACCTACCTAACAGAGGTTTCTCAACTACGGTAATATTGTAGTCAAAGCAATCCCATAGTTCTAATACATCTAATGGTAACTGATTATCCCAATCAATATCTGGATTCCATACAAAGGCACTGAGTGGTAACTTATCGAAGAGTGCACCGTAGTCAGTCAGTAAGGTCTCAAAGTATAATGCTTTTGCTTGAATACTCCTTACAGAGATCCAAATTCCTGGGGTTAGTTCCCCATGTCCTTTTTCAAGATCGTATAAGTATTCTTTCTTTACCCATACTTTTCTGGGAGGTAAAGGATGAACTAAGTATGCCATTAAGAGAAATAAGATTCAGTTATAATCCCCTCTTCAAATGATACCATACACCGAGGGGTAGGTGCATAGTGAACTCCCCATTTTGCAGGGTAGAGTTCAAGTTGTTTGGTTATACAAAATGGCGTAACTTTGCCATGATTTGTACTTTTTGCGACTTTGATGCATTCAGCATCTTCAAAAGCATAAGTTCCAGAATAGTCAATACTCCAGAGTTTACCTTTAGGATCAATATAATATTGACTCATGAATCCGTCAAGATCCTGAGTTCTAAGTTCGCGGTTCCACATTCCTGGACCCAGATCGAACTGAGAGTATATTATATCATAAATTCCCATTCATAGTCTCTCATTTAACTTATATAGGAGTGGGGGGACTTGAACCCCCACGACACAAGGTCAACAGATTTTAAGTCTGGTGCGTCTACCGATTCCGCCACACTCCCAATTTAGTCTTTAATGCTTTGAGTCGTTTTTTGGCAGCACGAAGTGCCTGAGGTTTAAGATGCCTCTTCTGATCCTTCTTTGAATGTTTTTGCCAGTTCGGTAGGTACATCTTGGGGATGAAATTGACAGTATTCGTTAAAGGTGATTTTCATCTCCTTAGTAGTCAGGTTACAATGTTCTGCTGCTTTTGGCAAGTTCCATCTAGCATGGAATAGCATTTCCATTGATTTTCTAGTCTCTGGTCTCATATTCTGGTTTTAACTGATGATAAACAAGAACAAATGCTTCACAACGAGGACAAGTTAGATTAGTTTCTATCTCGTACTCAAAATCTTCGGGGCATTCATTATCTCCACCCCAAATAAGATTTGGGAAACCGCATGACCAACAATTCATTTCTTAAACACTCCCAACTTTGCGAGAATGTATACTCCTAGAACTGTCCAGAATACGATTTCTAATCCTATGTTATTCACTTAATCCTGGTGCCTCCATGAATGATTTTCGGAATTCTTCAACTTGATCTTGAATTTCTTCGGGAACTGGTGGTACCTCATTTACAGGAACCATCATAGCAGACTTCCCGTCAGGACGAGTGATTTTCCAACAAACACGTTGCGTTTCACAAAGATCCATAATAAAGTCGAAGTGATCTTCTGCTTGACGCAAAGTAATTCCAATAGGTCCAATCATTGTTCAGCAAAACAGTAAGTGATCATGTCATGGTCAACGGTGTCTTGAATAGCACTGATGATTTCTGCAAAACCCTCAGCACCTTCCTTATTCCATTGCCACTCGATAGTCCTGTCAAATCCCTCGTTGTCCATGAGTTTCACAGACCTTTTGGAAAAATTGACAAAGACATGTTCCAACCAAGTGTCGTTCATAATTCTCCTGTACCTATGTAGTATAACAGACCCTTAGACCCCTGTCAAGTCAATTTAGGTAGATATTGCTACCAGTCAGTTTCATAACTGCACCTGCCTTCAGGGTCATGGCAGCACCTGATGTGATAGATGCTGCAGTGGTGCATGCCATTGTCATAGCACCTGCTTTAACATTAACATTGAATATACCTGTAGTCACTACATTATTATAACCTGGTGCTCCAGAAGTCACCGTTACAGGACCAAGTTCATTCAATAGGGTATTAGTCGGAACTGGTCTAGTCTTAGAGGGAAATTGTTTAGTTGTAATGTCTCCAAAACAAGTAGTAAAAACTCCTGGTGCAGCAATCGTTGATGTTGGATCAGTATTGATCATCTGGTTTAACACAGGAGTCGCAAGGTTGATAACACTATTACCAGACAATACAAGTTCATTACCACTCATCTTTTGAAGTTTACATGAGTTTTCATAGATAGATCCAGTAAACTTAGTATTATTAGCACCATTACTAAATTCTGCTCCTTGCAATGTTAAAGCAGCACCCGCAGTTTTAACATCTACATCTGAGTTAAATGAAATTGTGTGTTTCTGAATCTTGCTGCTCTTTTTCTTACCGTTTTTATCTACTGTTTTAGGTGCACCAGATGCGTTGAGGAAGAAACCTCCACCAACTTCAAGATGGCAGTCACCAGTAATCTTCAGACGATAATCACCTTCTACGTTTAGAACAGTATCACCATCTACAGTTGTACAATCGTCACCCATAACATCTACGGTGTGATTTCCTGCGTAACTAGAGTGATCGGCAACTAAGTTACCAGTATCATCTTTAGTATTACCTCGGTTAGTCTTTTTATATGCTTCAAGTTTCTTTTCTACCTCTGCCTCTGAAATGTCTGCATTACTTTCTCTAAGTTTTTTCAGAAATGTCCACTCTGCAAAAGTGTTGTTATTGATGTTATAAGAAGAGTGAGTAGTTCCACTAGGTTCCTTCATGACATGTGCCTGACGACCTGGGGTTCCTACATGGTGATCAAATGAACCATCAACAAATGTCTTTGCTACTTGTAGATATGGATCTGCTTTTGTAAAGATTTGATCAAGAATACCACCTGCAGCACTATCACCTTCACAACTTCCTCTATTACTACCTCGAATTTTATTGATATTTTCTAATTCTTCGTCACTACAGTTGGTAACACCGAATAATGGGAAGTAACCATGACTATCAGCACCTCCATCAGGTTTTCTATCGCATCCACCACCAAGAAACTTAACGAATAGAGAAAGGAGACCCGAAAGACCAGTAAGTCCGTTTTGAAAGAAGTCATTTCCTGCATCAAAGATACCAGAACCTTTTTCCCAGTTGTTGATGATGTCTTGTGCACCGCTGACTGCACTAACTGTTGTTTTTACAGCAGAAATTACCTTTTTAAGATCATTAAGAACTTTTTGTACATTACATACGATACTATCAATGGTTTCTTGCACACCTTGCATTACCATTTCTGCTTTACTGATAGCACCCTCTAACATTCCCGAAATTAAACCAGTGATAGATCCAACAGGATCTGAAATAAAACTAGTAATTTGACTATCAAAGATACAGAGTTGTGATAAAATCTGTTGTACCGCAGTTTGAATCAACCCCATTTGTAAAAATGGAACTCCTGGTGCAAGTTTGGAAAAGTCTAGTAGACCACCCAACTTTTCAGCAAGTGCTGATGTTGATTCTCTAATCGCAGAGATGATTTGAGTGAAGATTGCACCCAAGAAATTTTGTAGTTTTGCTGTAAGTTTCTCAATAGTTACAACTTTACCTGATACAATGTCAAGAAAATCTCCATCTTCTGTTGCAATCAGTGTACCTGCTGTATCAGCAATATCCTCCATCAGGTAGTTTAATTTTGCTTCTACAGATTTCCATGGTCCACCTACACCATTTGCAGTAGGGATTGGTTTACTAGGTGATCTTGGTTTTGTTGGATTACCAGAGGATCCTGGGAGGTGTACACCTATATTATTAGGTGATCCTGGACCTGCAGGTTCTGGTGATACTTTACTTCCAGGATTTTTTACAGCATTTGATCCAGAAGCATTCTCCTTATTATTGACTTTATTACTATTAGGATCTGCAGTCCTTCTAAGTGCAGGGTTCACCTGAGGACCTTCCATTGCTTCACCTGTTAAGGTGAATTGATGCTTTTTACCACTCGCAAGACTTTTTTGAATACGCAAAACACCAATAACAATCGGCATTTGAGCAGATTCTCCATCCATGAAGAATCCCATAACAATCGCACCAGGTTGAAGTTGTCCTGCACTCTCACCCTGACCATCATTACCTGCCTGAGAAGTATGTTGTAATACTGTTGCCCATGGTAATTCGTCTGTAGGTAAGTCAGCAACCGTACCACCTCTCACATTAGTGTAATATCCGAGCACACGAACCTTACACCGACCGAGTTCCATCGGGTCTTCATTGTCTTCAACTTCTCCAACCCACCAATAAAATCCGTCTTTACCAACGAAATTTACTGTAGGTTCATTGAGAATCCCTTCAACTGTGTTCATCTATCTTGAGATTTTTGATTATTTATGGAAAAACCTTGGAGGTTAAAATTTTGGCGGGATTTTTTTGCCCCGATTTTTGAAACTAAAAGGCGATTTTGGTTTTGACAAACTTATAGGTTTCTTTACTACCCCAGATCATCTTACCATCAACATACCCTTGGTCACAACTATGTAACTTGTCACCGAAGAGTGACATCTGTGATTTGATTTCAACTCCATTAGCAATACAATTTCCCACTACAGAACCGTGCCATGCGTTACCATCAAATGTAAACAGCATACCACACTCTTCAGATTTTGTCCACTCCAAATCGTAATTCTCTATTAATACTTCAGTGTCTGATATTATTACCTTCTTGTGATATCTTTTTCTATATGGTTTACTTGGACCGTCAACTCTATAGTAATTTTGAGACTGAAAACCCCCTTCTATCTCTTGCCAATGCATGTAAATTGATGCATAGGCATGGGGATTCGCTTGTGCTTGTGCTATGTTATTCCAGAGTCCTAAAAGGTAAGACTCAATCGTCATAGATTAGGCATTCTGGTTCGTCAGGATGCACTTCACAAAATAGTTCAAGCGCAGTTGGATCATGGTGATCACCCTCTGCAATCTCGTGGCGATGATTATGAGCATAAACTTCTAACTCATGCAACTCTTCAGTAATGTGTCTGCGAGATGCAGGAGATGTCATCGGATTGTCTAGGATGTCTTGATCTTTTTGGATGTGTTCTTCTAGTGTTTTCATGTTAGTACCTTAGTAGTACAAAACTATTTATCAACTAACAGCGTCCTTCATGAGGAGCATTTCCGAAGAAAATGTATCAGATGATCCTTTATGAGCAATCGTAACAATCATGTAACGACCACTATACCTCTTATCTCTCTTAATCTTATCACCAGATTTTACTGTAGATGGTAAGGTAACATCGATACCAGAACCTGCATAGAGGTCCAGATTTCCAGGAACTGAGATTTGTAGTTTTGTGTTTTTTAGTGATTCCATTCTCATCCATTGATATGCTTGCAACTCTACGAGTGCTTCATAATTTTTGGAGGAACTTCTGTTCAAACCAGGTATGTAGTTATACCACTTCTTATCGAAGATTTGGTTTGGAAGTATACTATAACGTACCCTCTTAGGGTTGTCAATAAGATTTTTGGTTTCATTATCAAGTCGTGACACAGGGTTGACTGCCTTCTTTCCACCCAAGTGTGACATTGATTTCCAGATATCATTAATATTATAGTTGAAACTTGCTCCTGCTAAGTCTGGACTCTTACCACCCCATCTAGATTGATTGATTGTTACAGGATCAAACCCCACACTGTATCCTGACCACGCACCATGCCTCAATCCCATCAAAAAGTTTTTCTCCTCTGGGAATGATACAGTATCAATTTTATACTGGTCTGTTGCTCCATTACCTACCCTCTTTAAAGAAAGAGAATAACTATACAATCTTGTTTTACCTGTTTTTTCATCAGTTTTGGTATCACCATCCTGATCATTGATATCATCAATCATACCATCAATAGATTTGAAGTGATAACCTAATGCATTTTCAAAGAATGTGTACCCGTTTTGATAACTACCACCCGTTTTCTTTTTTCTGACTGTTCTCTGGGTAATCCAATAGATTGTATCTAAAGGTCTCCAGTTTGGTGCTATAAACTTATGTTTGGTTAAACTATCCTCTGCAAATACTTTTTTCTCACTTCCAAGAAACATAGTGTTTCCCACTAATGTTTTGACAATATCAGTTGCTTCAATACCAGTCTTTTTAAAGATTACTTCTGAGTTTCCAAAAACATTTGCTGCTTCATTCTTAATATATTCATCAGAACATGCATGAATAATAAATGCATCAGTAGTTTGAGTAACTCTACTTCTACTACTAATGTTGTATGATCTAAAAGAATACTTTCTCGTAACAACACTTCCTTTAACTTCAAACCTAATCAGTTCAGATCCAGTAAAAACATTTGAAAGACCTGCACTATCTTCAAAGATAAACATTGCCTCGATTGTTGCAGACTCAATGCTCTCGTAGATCTCCCAAGTTTTGAGAAAGGTGATTAAATTATATCCACCATCTTTAGTTGTAAGTTTTTCTCCATCTCTCTCAAGAGAAATTGTGACAGTACAATCACCCGCATTTACTCTTTTAATACTCATCGTAAAAGACCTCTCATAAAGTTGTTGTTGGAATTAAGAGCATATGCTGTGCTTTTTAACACACCATTCATATTTACAGTTCCTACACCAGGTAAACTATTTACCGATGTCGAACCTCCTCCTCCACCACCTGACGCACCTGCTAGACCTTCTTGTGCTTGATTGACAGCATTAGCAGTCGCAGCATTAGATGATCTCACTGTTGTTGCTGCAGCAGTTACAGCATTAGTTACGCCTTCTTTGAATTGTTTTCTTGATTCATTTCTATCTGAAGTTGCCTGTGTTAATGCTCCTGATCCGCTTGAAGCAGATCCAAACTGACTGGAAACTCCTGCTCCCATTCTCTCTTCTATACTCTTTGCACTAGAGGGTTTGCCAAGACCCAAAGTATTAATCAGTTTTACTGTATTGTTTGCAGCACCACCACCCTCAGAGTCAGAACCACTAGTGGTATCATCTGCTGAAGAAGTATCAATAGTACCATCATACCCAAGTGTATTATTGGCAGGGTGTGTTAGTGCAACAACTCCTGTAGTTCCTGCTCCATACACAGAAGCAACTCCCTTATAACGACCATTCTGCCAGTGTCCACTCCAAAGTTTCATTCCACCATTCTTAGCAATAGCAGAGTCATTGCCACTTGAACTGCGAGCAGCGTTCCAATTAGAATGCCTAGTGGTGAAGATCAAGGCACCAGAGGGAATCTTTTTATCCTTAACACTCTTCGCCCATTCATCCTTATTCATCACATTAACATTTGCATTTCCATAAGGAGATTTAATTTTAAACGGTTTACCAAGACCTTCAATGGATCCCCATTTAAAACGATTGATTGCCTGTGACATCAGACCCCTAGGGTTATTACGATCTTTACTGGTATAGACACTTGGATGTCCGATGTTTGCTCCAACTTTTTCTGCTGTCAATATAACACCAGTAGTACATTGTCCTCTAGCTGCATTAGCAAGAGGAGTATTATCACCCAATTTACCAAGTTCACCACCTGCTGCCATCTCCTTCATTTTCATGAACTGTTTTTTTCTCCTCTCCATTCGAGTATCTAGAGGTCGTCCAGTCTTCGGATCGTACTCACCACCACCGTCAAAGAGTCCTATGCCTTTGATTGCACTAAGGAACTTATTGGCAAGTCCTCCAAAGAACCCCATGTTTCCCTGTTCGGCATCTTCAGTTCTATTTCTTGCACCACTATCAGTACGTCCAGTGCTATCTCCACTAATATATGCAGGACCACTGCTAACACCTTTCGATTGCATCAATTCGATCAACTTCTTAGGGTAAGTAGGATCTGTAGCATAACCTTCAGACTTCAGCATTGCTGCTGCTTCATTAGGACTACCCGCATTGTTGACACCTTTATATCCTTTGTAATCTTTATACCACTGAGTTACAAGATGACCAACAGCATCCTGAGGTGTGTCGAAGTTTTTGAAGTTAGCGTTGATATAAACGTCTTTACCATTGATAACTTCTCTAGTTCTCTGATTTGCTGAAGATTCGCCACCAGTTGCTTTGATTCCAAAGAAATTGTTTTTAGCAGACAAAGCTGATCCCCATCCACTTTCTAGTGCCCACTGAGCACTGACGAGTTGCGGATACTTTGCACCCTTCTCCTTACCCCACTCAGTGAATTTGTCCCATCCTTCTTGCCTCGTTACCTCTCCACCTTCAGCATAACCTAGTCTCTTTGCCTCTGCCTGTCTCATGGCAGTCAAACCAGGATTCTTACGGGTTGCAGGAGTATCATACGGTGTGACAAATGCTTGTCCACCTGCTGATTTCATAGAAACATACTCTGTCCCATGACCAATGAATGCTGTAGATTTACCACCATCAAGTGATACAGGGTATCCAGACTGAGGACCTTGAATCCAACCACCCTTAGAATATCCTTTAACTATACCACCCTTTGCTTTCCCTTCTTTCTTGTCATCATCATTAGATGGGTTAGCACCATCTCCAGAGTCCCCACTTGATTTTGTTAACTGATTAACAGCAACCGTGCTTACGATAGTTGCTCCTACTCCTACTGCTAGTTTCTTCCAAGAAGCACCTCTGCTTCCAGGCATGCGTGGGCCAGCACCTTTAGTCAGAATTCTTACTAGTGTTCTTGCTGCAGTTGTAATATCTTTTGCAAGTTTAACTGGATTAGTTAACCAACGCAAACCTAGGAATAGAGAACCTATACCTATGATTGCCTTACCAAATCCAATAGTTTTTTCCCACCAAGAAGTATCATCAGACAGTAACATGTACAGTCCGTCAATAGTCTGGGTAATTCCAAACTTTGCCCAGTCAAATATAAACTTACCGATAGCACCAATGACTTCAATAATCTTTACAACTTTAGATTGATTTTCTTCCTTTGATAACCAACTAAGAGCAGGTAAAATAATCAATCCCTTGAATAGATTACCCAGTAATCCTAAGAGTCCTTCAAGAAATCCACCACCTTTTTTCAGTATTCCTTTCGCAACACTGCCCATGATACTACCTTTCTTGGTCTTCCCATACTTGGGATCCATCTTAGGTTTATTCTTGTTTAAATCTTCGAGTCTTTCT